AGAATGACCCATAGCGTCAGCAGGCGTCGAGACAGCTGCCGTAAGAAAGTTAGCACCTTCAAGATAGGAACTAGCAAGACCATGGGTGTACCAACTCGTAACAAAAGCTGTCCCAGTAAGCCAACCGCCAATGGCAAGATAAGCAGTGGGAAGAAGAAGGAGTCCAGACCAACCCACAAAGACAAAGCGATCCCGTTTAAGCCAGTCGTCCAAGATGTCAAACCATCCCCTCCGTTGTTGTTGTAATGTAGCAGTCGTCATTTTTATTTACCTTAGTTGTTAAGTTCCAAATAGAATTTTGTTTGATCTACTGGCAATTTGGGTGACGGATCGTAGATAGATGAGTCACCATAAGTTTTATGATCTTTATATCCTACCATACGTCCCTTTGTGTTCTGAATAGCACCCATCATTGCAATGATGAGGAAGATGGCAGGGGGACCGATGATGAGAGCACCACCAATCACATAGTAAGTGAGCAATTCGATTAGATCAGTAGACATAAAACTTTACAATGATGAAGAAAAAGAAAGGGACCCGAAGGTCCCCTTTATTATACCACAGGTTGAGTGATCAACCGACAGAAGGAGCAATCAAGGCCACAGGTGTGGACTCAGCTGCTGCAAGATCAAGCGGGAAGTTGTGCGCGTTTCTTTCGTGCATGACTTCCATTCCGAGTCCTGCACGGTTGAGCACATCTGCCCAGGTGTTGAGGACACGTCCTTGTCCGTCGAGGATGGACTGGTTGAAGTTGAATCCATTGAGGTTAAATGCCATGGTGCTTACGCCCAGTGCAGTAAACCAGATTCCAACTACAGGCCATGCTGCCAGGAAGAAATGCAAGGAGCGGGAGTTGTTGAATGAAGCATATTGGAAGATCAAACGACCGAAGTAACCATGAGCGGCTACGATGTTGTATGTTTCTTCTTCTTGTCCGAACTTGTAACCGTAGTTTTGGGATTCGGTTTCAGTCGTCTCTCTAACGAGAGAAGAAGTAACCAAACTTCCGTGCATAGCACTAAACAAACTGCCACCAAATACCCCAGCAACGCCGAGCATATGGAAGGGATGCATGAGAATATTGTGCTCAGCTTGGAAGACCAACATGTAGTTGAATGTTCCTGAGATTCCGAGTGGCATTGCATCAGAGAAACTACCTTGACCGAAAGGATACACTAGGAATACTGCAGATGCTGCAGCGACTGGTGCAGAGTATGCAACACAGATCCATGGACGCATACCTAAACGATATGAAAGTTCCCATTCACGTCCCATGTATGCATAGATACCGATGAGGAAGTGAAAGACTACTAGTTGGAAAGGACCACCGTTATACAACCACTCATCGAGTGATGCTGCTTCCCAGATGGGATAGAAGTGAAGTCCAATTGCGTTGGAGGATGGGACAACAGCACCAGAAATGATGTTGTTACCATACATTAGAGAGCCTGCTACGGGCTCACGGATCCCATCGATATCGACGGGGGGTGCCGCTACGAAAGCGACGATGAAACAGATGGTTGCCGCCAACAGTGTTGGGATCATCAGCACACCAAACCAACCGACATAGAGACGATTGTTAGTTGATGTTACCCACTCACAGAAATCATTCCATGGGGATGTTTGTTGTCTTGAAAGAGTTGTAGCCATTGTAATTGAAAGAAAGTAAGATCATCAGGGAAATGATGGTTTTACTATTTCCTCGCCACCCTAAGGCAAGGATATGAAAGACGTGTTTATACACCCTATAGGTCTTGGTTTGAGGAGTGTTACAAACAGTGAAGAAATGTGTTGGTTTCTTGACCCGTTGATATATTTATAATAACAGGATTTACACATCCTGTCAACCCCCTTCGTAGTTGAATGTGCCAGAAAGGAATTCGTACATCGTGGGCAAGGTGCCAGCAAGTTTCTTCCTTGCTTCCCAATTAGTATACCACATATCCACCGTCTTCTCAGGGACTGTAATGGGGTATCCAAAATATTCGTAGTGTCTCTTATTGATATTCGTGAAACCAGATCCTGCAAGGATAAATGCGATCGGCATATGCCCTGTTGGTATAGGATCTCCCGAGACCATCATGTGACGCACTGCTTCGTGAGTGCCTTCCTGCTTATACTCAACCTCATCGGTAACTGCTCTCCAAAATGGAGTGTCTCTACGAGTTGAGTAGTAGTAATGTGCTTCAACAAATTCTCTCCACCCATCCATGTGCTCGGCAAGATCATGATTGAAACGATCTCTAGCAAACTGACCAGGTAGTTTTTCTACCATAAGGATATCCATTAGTCCAAGGATGCCATGGTGAGTATTAAAGAGAGATGTAGATTCTAAGGGCTCAATAAAACCATAAGACAATCCAATAGAGACACAGTTACCTGTCCATGCTCTCTCATGCCTACCATTCTCAAACTTAATAAGTTTGGCATCATCATATCCAAACTCTTCCCTGGCAGCTTCTTCTTTCTGAAATCTAGAAGAGAATACATATCCACGACTAATGAAATCATATGTGGGAATAGTCCACTCCCATCCAGAAGTCAAACCTTTAGCATTGGTGTAAGGCACCATCTGCTTCTTTCTATTTGTATACTCAGTCTTAACTACCAGAGCACTATCAGTAAGAATAGTATCAAAAGGATTCCACTTACTTAAAGACCCTGAGAGGACCCTCTGCTGCCCTGTACAATCGATATAGAGATCACCATATACTTCATGAGGTTTGATATCATGTAGTCCTCTATCAACCAAGACAGATGTGACGTTTCCTTTGGCAATACGTACTGACTTAATTTTACTTTCAACCACTGTGATATTTTCACAGAAGGTATCTTTAAGATACTCTGAAAATGCTTTAGCATTGATGTGAAAAGACCTGTCTTTTGCAAGGTCATATGGAGAAAGTAATTGATCGTTAAGGGGCATCCTCCCTTCCTCCGCTACCGACACAAACGGCATGAAGACTTCTGCAAAGGGTGGTGTCTTATCAGGATAGAATGCTTTAGCCTGCAACCAGTCATGATACTTAACATCACTGTTTATTGATTGACCATTTGGATAATGAAATACTTTTCCCTCAGCAACAAAATCCTCAAATCTAGAGGAAGATTTAAACGTTGCTCTTGCTGCAGGAAGGAATACATGATCAGGTATTCCCATGTATTTTAAATACTGATTGATATGGGGAGTAGTAGACTCACCCACACCAATAGAATCACCACCTGAGATGATAGTCACATCCCAGTCAGGAAAAGTTTTACAAACTGCAGCGGCGGTCATCCAACCAGAAGTACCACCACCTGCGATCACAATTTTCATTTATCCTTGTCCTTTTTATGTTGTTTATGGTTATACAACCACGTTTTTATTTGAAGAATCTCATCCCAACTATACCAATTGGGATGTTTCTTAATGTTTTTGAGTAGTGTCTTAGCTGCTCTCTTGTCTGATAGCGGCTTCTTCTTCATAGACCAACCTCCAACTTTCCAACTCTGACTTCACCTTAGACTTCATCATCGCAACAATGTCTCCGCCATGCTTCTTGAGTTCTTCAGTCTTAGGACTTTCATCAGTGGGAAGCAGATCACCAAACAACCCGTTGCTGGTGAAGTAGTGGCAGAATTCGTAGATAGAAGTATTTATCTCCTCATCTAGTTGGATGCAGCATAGTAGACATAAAGATCTTTTCTCAAGATTCTCATCAGAGTAACGCCAGTCTTCAATCATGGGGCACAACACGCAATTTGGTTTCAGGTTTATTCATTTTGATACAGAGAGCCATTAGAAACTCTGCTTTTAGTTTAGACAATCCTGTGTAATTTTTAAGTGCTACCCAGGAGTCTTTGTCTAATAATTCAATGCGGTAAGTCACCGATCTCTAGGCAAACACGAGTTTATTTAGGTATTGATATGCATATACTTCACGGTTACCTTTGATGCCCCATCCCAACCATGTATATGCAGATCCCATGTACTGAGGGATCGTATCACCATGCCCTTCAAACTGAGGAAGGACACGTTGAAAGATAGGCTCGTTAACCATATAATGAAGTTGCCCTTCCAAACTACTAGGATCGCAATTAAACTTTGCACAGAAGTTTCCAAGACCCTTGTAGCGTCCAATGGAAGTCCACTGGATCAAACCATATCCACCAACCTTACATTCAGTGTAGGAGACACGAGCACCACCTTCACAAATATTAGGGATGAACTTACTCTCCTGCTTGATGTTACCCATGATCGTAGCAAGGGCATTCTTATCAGTAATTTTTGTTTTTGTTTGTAAATATTCAACAGTTTTTGTTTCTGCAGGACTACACCCCACACATACCCATTGTGGATCTTTCACAATCACTTGAATAGGTGCGGTCTCTGTAGCATTGTTTAGATCTCCAGGAGAAGGAGATGCACAAGCAGGCACTGCTGCCATCAGCATCGCCATCGACTGTTTCAACATTTTGAATCTCCAAAAAAATAAGGGTCCTTATGGACCCCAGTACTATAGGTTATCTAGATGAGTCTGTCAAGACTTATTCACCAGATACCAGGAATAATCTGACCTGTCATAGCATATGCTCCAAGAGCGGCGACAATGCCTAGCATTGCTGCCATGCCATTAATGCGTTCTGCGTCGTCATTCATCTGAATTTCCTCCATTGTGGGTTGTGGACTGTAGATATTGTAGCACAGTTTCTGGTGAAGAGACTGTGTAAGGATCAGTATCAGCGTTACTGACTTGACCCTCTTCTTCAAAGAGTTGCTCAATATTTCCTCGGTCAACTACCATAGCATATCGCCATGATCGATAACCAAATCCAAGATTGGACTTCTCTACTTGCATACCCATGGACCTGGTGAAATCACCATTACCATCAGGTATCATCTTAACAC